TCTTCAAATGTCGGCTGACGCGTATATTCGCCGCCTTGACCGAACAATGCCGCGAGCTGATTTGTCGCGCCAGCACCGGCCTTCATATATGGCTCTTGGAACCCAACGCCTTGACCGTAGAACTCACGCCCAGCCGCTTCACCTAGAGCCGCTTGGCCAAGCAAATCCTCACGCCCACGGCCATAATACTCACGGGCCGCGCCTGCGCCCTTTTCAGCCATCTCTTTGGCTTGCTGCTGCGCTTGCTGCTGCGCGATCAGGCCAAATAGACCCGATGTCTGCGCTGCCTGCTGCTGCGCGCGACCGGCTTGCTGCGAACCAAGATAGCCAAGACCGCCTGAAACTAGGCTGGTCCCGCCAAGTAATGCCATTGTGATCGGGTCCATTTTATATCCCTAAGTTTTGACGGTTATTCCATAACTATAAGGCAGAACGAATTGTCGACGTTTGATCCTGAATCGGAAAATACTTCTACAGTACAGCTAGACGACGACCGGCTAAGAATATCGCAGAAGACATTTTTCGTTCCGGTAGGCGTGGCGACTGCCGCGTAGCTCGACGAAGGCATGTTAGTGGTAAAGTTTACCTGATAAAGCCCGGTTCCGCCTTTAGATACGCTGCTGACGTTTCCGCTTGCGCTTATGCCCGCACCAGACGTTATCGACGCCCATGCTCTAGCGCCATAAACAGGCGCTGATCCTGACTGCGCGCCGCTTAATTTAGCGGCCGTAACCGCTGCGTCGGCGAGCCTAGAGGTTGTAACATTTGACACCAAGATTTTATTTGTTGTTACCGAATCGGACGCTAACTGCGTCGCGGTAATACCGCCCGATGTTACAGACACAGTCACGCCAGATGATAATGTGCCGCTGGTCGTGATGGACGTGCCGGCGGTTATAGTAGCCGATCCAGAGGCTTTAGTGTCTGCATACGCCTTGGTGGCGGCCTGCAAATTTGTCGTAGGCGATCCCGGGAGCACCACAGGCACTGTCGTTGTTATGTCGGCAAAGTTGCGGTCGTCTTTAACGTCAATCGTTGAGTTGGTCGCGTCTGCCGATATAATCGTGCGCGCTGTGCCGCTGGCCGAAAACTGAATTTTTCCGCTATTATCAATATCAAGCGCTTCAGCCGGTGCGAGAGTCCCGATACCAACATATCTAGCGCTAGTAATAACGACTGGGTTAGTATCGCCAGTGCTGTCTTGAGCACGAAAGATATAGCCACCGCCTTCCTGAGTAATGCTGAACGCCGCACCCACAGTGTCACTAGACACAACGACGTTGCCGGACAAAATCGGTGAAAGAGCGGTCGTAGGGGCTGAAATATTATCGACAGTCCATATCTCAACGTCATTGGAATCAGATAACGTAAATTTATACGTGGCCTCACCAAGCCACACATTCGCTTCGCCGCGCGAATCCAAAATGACTGGATTGCTATTAGCCGTCGCGCCGGTCGAGTCCGTATAAGTAGCCTGCGGCGTTGTTGTGCCGGCGGCGTAAGTATAGAGCTTACCGCCCGCCAGCGGAGCGCCAGCGGCGTCAATGAATTGCGTTTTAGCTGTGGGAGTTACGACGGCCATTTAGACACCTACACAACTTGTTACGGTCAAGATGACCGAAGGAATAGCCGGAATCGGGCTAGACGCGGCTACATACGGAATTTGAATATTTGTACTGTCAACTGAGTAAATCAGTTCAAAATAATCGCCTGTCTGAAGGTTTAGCACGAAATTCCAAGCTGCGACAGTGGCCGCATTCGACCCGCCGCCCATCGTGATTTGCGTAGCTGAATCATCTACGTTGACGCCGTTAACGCGAGGCCAAATAAAAATGTTATGTGTGCCCCCCGATGTTTGTTTAAGCTGCGCCGAAAACTGAAAATTATAAGTTGCTGTATTATCTACATAAACACGCGACGTTGGCGACCCTATGTAAACGCCATATGTCACATCAGAACCGTCCGCGCGAGTGTAAGTGTTGTTAAAAGTTATGGCGTAAGCCGTTCCAGTAGCAGCCGGCGTGAACGTCGTCGTGCTGTAAAATGAACCGTATCGCCGGCCGGCCTCAACAGCCATATACATATTATAGAACCAGCGATACCATTCCCGCGACACAAAGTTTGTTACAGTGTCCCAGATAGACACCCGCGCTGCCGGGATTTGAGTATTGTTAGCGTAATCAGGCATTTGTCTGATCCGCTATAAGCTCCGCGCCCATAATCGCTATCTTAACCGGATCAGTGCCGGACACCTCATACACGCGATCACGCAATTTCAGCGTCATGCCGAGACGCCGCCAGATCGTGCGGTAGCCGGTCTGGCCGATCTGGCCCATAGACTTCCAATGTTCATTTGACCAAGTATGGCCGCCATCGTCCGACCAGCGCAACATGACCTGAGAGCCCGCACCGACCGTTATGGAGTAGTCTTGATAGTTGCGAATGCGAAGAGCGCTACCAGCACGGTCAAGAATAAACTGATTTTGTCGGTCGTAGATATATGTAATCGCATTGTATTCGGCCTGCGTATAGCCTTCAAGACCGACACCGGCTTCACAGTCAAGTTGAAGGCTGTGCTGTGTTGTGCGCTTGAGATTGTTCTGGCCAGTCGGAAGCGCCCGCCAAGACCGCAACCATTTTTGAGTTGATCCGGCCTCTGTGTAAACAGTCGGATCATAGGCGTAGATGCCGCCGCCGACATAATCGCCGATGACGATTTCATTGTTAAAATTCATCTGGCAGTTGCCGCGATGACGCGTGAACTGGTTATTTTCCCAGCCGGCGCGCTCGTGCCAAGCGCCGGTCGCCACGTCATAAACCCATGTCGTGTTAGCGGTCGGGAAGTTCAGCACATAGAAGCTGTGGCCGTCTTGCTGATAGGTATAGGCTACAGCGTCCGAAAGCGTCGCATATTGCTGGATCTGCCACTCGACAGCGTGCGTCGATACGCGCTCGCCGGAATAGCCTTTAGACCGATAAACGATACCGTTACCGCGAGCGTCAGCCCCGAGCCAGAACAGGCCATTATCCAGTTTAGCAACGGAATACGCGGCCAGACAGCCGATCTCGTTGAACGCGCCCTGAATGCGGGCAAGCGGAAAATCTGGCGTGCCGGCGTTATACCAGACTTCAACCGAGTTCTGGCCAAATAGCCATACTTCGCGGTGGTCGACGATCAACGTGACGAGGTTGTCCGGCGAACCTTCGGCGCTGGCGAAGTCAAGCGCGTCAATCGACAAGCCGTTATACGACGCCGTAACCCAGAACTTTTGACTGTTAGGCTCGTTAAAAACAAAATAGCCGTCGAGAAATCCGACGCCGACAGCGCCGGGAAAGTCAGGGTCGGTAATTTCACTGAAAAACGGTGAGAACGTCAGCGTAACGCCTGTGGCCGTCGCTGTGGCGTTAGCGGACAGCTCGAAATCAGTCCCATTACTGGCTATACTTAAAACCGTCGTGCTGGAAGGAATGCCCGATCCAGTCACAGGCTGGCCGACCCAAATATCGGCGGTGCTGGTAGTCGTTACAGTAGCATCGCCATTGGTCGTGTTACATTCCAGCGTAAAATCGCTGTTATTGTAGATATAGCCGTTAGCGCCGGCCGCGATAAAGAGCTGCGTGCCGTTGTCGACCATATTCACGTTTGACACGCCGGCGACGGTGCCAAGCTCGTGATACGACCAGTCCGTATCTATGCGGTATAATTTCGTCCCCGCGACGGCGTAGCCATAGCCGCCATACTGCCAAAGCCCGCGAACAGGGCCGGTTGGAAAGATTGCGAGTTGGCGAAGTCCTGGCGCGCGTTGAAGCCATGCGGCCTCTTTGCCGCCTTCAGGTATGACTTCAGGGAAAAGATTGACCATGCGCGCGTCAGCCGCATTCGGGCTACGCAGCACATAAGTCGAGCCGAGGATCGGCGTCTTCATCAGTAGTTGCCCGCGTAGATGTTATAGCGCTGACGCGTGCCGACAATGCTGTAAGGCAGCGCCATGATGTCGTCAGGGTTATTGATGCGCTTCAGATTGCGCTTGCTATACATAGCGATGCGCTGCACCTGCGCGGAAGGCTCGACACCAAATTCCGGGGCCATTTCACAGGCCAGATTATAGCGGAAAGCACGCAAATAACCGGGCGGGAAAGTCAATGCCGTGGCAAGACCCGCAGGCTGCGTCAGCTTTTCAACGGAAATAAAATGCCATTCCAAGAGCCGTAAAGGCACTGGATAGATGACCATTTCAATGTCCGGGTAAGTCATGTTAGTAAACATGACCTGAGGATAGGTTGAGGTAACGGTCTTGACGGCAATACCGTCGTATTGTTGTTGATTGATAAATTTTATGCCGTAAGACACATTGGTCTGCGGATCACGAAAGTAAGTTGCGTCGTCTAACAGGACAGGGCGTTCGCCTACAAAATCACCAGTCGGGCCAAGTGTGCGGCTACGTTCGCCGGCGGGCCAGAGAAACGTCTGATCCTGTGTTGAAAAGACCGACAGGCGTTCCGTGTTCCACGAGTCTATCATCTGATTCAACGCCGTCAGCGCGTCCTGCGCTGTCTCCGACGAGGGCGTTTCGCCTTCTGCGAGGACGCCCAGTAGTCTCAGGGCTCCGCAGATCTGATCGTACGCTGTCGTCGTCATTCGGGTCGAACCTTTCCCAGCCGTTTTCTTCGTCGGCTTCCGCTTCCATTTCCAGCGTAGCGATCTTAACGCCATGACGCTCATGGCGCAAATAAATCATAGCCATTTTACACCTATGGTAAGGGCCAGGCGGCCCATAGGCCGCCTGTAGGATTAGATTAGGTCGGAGCCTGCCACTTGGAGCCGTCCGAAACGAACAGCTTGCCAGTGCCGGTAGCATTGGTCGTCGTGGCGATAGAGCCTTTCGGCGCGCTCGTCGTCGTGGAGTTGGCGGTGATCGCGCCCGTCAGGAAATACAGACCAGCCGTCGCGTTAGCGATAACTGCGCCCGTAGTAGCCGTGGACGTGAACGTGCCAGAAACAGTCGCCGTCGTCAGAGCCGCGCCAGAAATGGTGCCGCCGCTGATGGCCGCGCCCGTAATGGTCGTGCCAGAGACGAGTTCCGGGTCAGAGAAGGCAACGCCAACCGATTTGCTATTAGCCATCGTTGTCGCTCCTATTAGCTAACCGCAGCGTACTGCCACTTGGTGCCGTCCGAATAGAAGATCTTGCCGACGCCCGTAGCGTTCGTCGTCAAACCAATCGAACCCTTGACCGCAGCGGTCGTGGTCGAGTTGGCCGTGATCGCCGTATCGACGAAGTAAATACCAGCGCCGTTCGGGAACAGGATGGTCGTACCGCCAACGAGTTTGGCGGCAGCCGTGTTACCGTCCGTAAACAAATAGTTGGCCGAACCGTTCGGAATCGCGCCGGTCGGGCCGTACGAGTCGAGCGGATAAGCAGCGCTCTGAGTAGCAGGATCGTAAGCAGCCATAGTTCAATGCTCCTATATCTGAGAAAAAGAGTGGGCCGAAGCCCACCCTATTAGCCCCACAGACGGACAGCCATCTGCGGACGGATGACCGAGTAGCCATACAGCACGTCAATACGGCAGGGCAGACGGTCGTTGTTGATGTCGTACTGGCGCACGACGCGCAGGCTGATACCATTGTGAACCTGACGCGAAGCCATGTCGACGCCCTGCGGCATAAGCAGGTCGGCGGTGGCGAACGTGATGGCGTCACGATGGTAGATCAGGTTCTGCGGATACTGCGTCGAAGCAGAGCCGAAGAAGGTGACGGCCTTACCGGAAACCGGCAGAGCGTCGACCGTGGCGAGAGCCTGCGAAGCCGAATACATCGCCGGGACAGTGACCGAAGCGGTGGTCGACGCGGTAACGTCAGCCAGAGCAACGAACTGATACAGCGAGCCAGTCGACTCACGGGTCTGCGGGTTGACGGCATAACAGTCGGCAATCGTGAACACGTCGCCAGCCTTGATGACCGTCGAGCCAAGGCCCGTCAGAACAACCGTGGTCGAACCTTCGGTCGTGACCGAGGTGCTGACCGTCACGGTGCCGGTGCGCGAGCCGGTCGTGAACTGCTTGATCGACTGCGACATATTCAGCTCTTCATAGCCGAGAATGCCTTCGCCAAACATGCCGTTCTTGAACTGCTTGCTGATGGCCGAAACCGGGTTGAACAGGCCCTTCATGCCTTCGATCAGCGCGGCGTTGGCAGCCGGGTTGACCGTCGCATAACGCGGCTGCATGACAGCGGCGTTCTCGTTGAGCTTCTGCTGCGCCTGCAACAGAACCAGCGAAGAAGCCGGGGTCGTGCCGGGCGTGCCGACCGAATTGCCGATATACTTGAACGAGTTCGCAACGTCAGCGTCGATGCTGGAAGCGAGCTGCGAAATACGCGGCTTCAGCACGCGTTCCGCGAAGTCGTCCAACTGCATCGTCAGTTCGGCGGTCGTGAAGTTCACGCCGATGTGCTTCTGCGACGAAACGGTCAGGGTCGTGTACTGCTCGGTGTCGTCCTGAACCTGAAGCGCAGCGCCGTCCGTGACCAGAGCGCGGTCGGGCAGGCGGATACGCAGGGTCGAGCCGATCTTAGCGCCTTCAACGGCGAAAGAGTCGTCATACTGGCGGTTAACGGTGCGCGTCAGGACAAGGTTGTTTTCTAATATTTCCAAAGCCTTGCGGGTAATCATGTCGATTGTAAGAATCGAGTTACTCATCTCGTAGTCCTTTCAAGAAGCTAAGAAGACTGGTGAGGGCAAACGCCGCCGTTTTTATGTTTGCCTATCTGACAGTTCATACAAAGAACTTGATACCCCGTAGGAAAACCATTTTTTCTGAGCCATCCGTAAAAAGCTGTTCCGCTTCCTGCGTAAAGCCCTGATTTTCTTTCCTTGGCACCATCGTTATCTATGTGATCTATAGATAGAAACATAGGCTCAGTCTCTCCGCAACAAGAACATTTATAGCCGCCATAAGCTGCAAATACTTGTTCTTTACACCGAGCGTTAAGTCGATTGGTTTTGTCCCGTTCCGCTTGCCGTATTGCGGCGACTTCTTCAGGACTTCCATTCGCTAACTTTCGGTTGCGCCATTCGCGGGCATGTTCGCGGGATTTCTCCCGGTTATTTTCCCGCCAATCG